TAACGGCGAGGCTGCTGATTTTACCCCGCTGGAGGAAGACGACAGCGATCTCCCGTTTTAAGCCATGACCTATAACAAGTATCACGCCCGTAAAATTCGGGCAGACGGACAGACGTTTGACAGCCGAAAAGAATTTAAGCGATACAGAGAGCTGCAAATCTTGGAAGCTGCTGGACGCATTACAGACCTGCGGAGACAGGTTGTATTTGAGCTAATCCCAGCGCAGAGAGAACCGGATATCACGGGACCAAGAGGCGGCAAACGCCAGGGCAAGGTGATTGAGCGTCCTTGCCGATACATAGCTGATTTTGTATATCGGCAGGACGGTAAGACTGTGGTTGAGGATTGCAAGGGCGTACGGACTCCAGAGTATACCATCAAACGTAAACTGATGCTCTGGAGATATCAAATCAGAATTTTGGAGACTTAGGGGGTGAAATCGTGAGAGAGTATACCGCACTCCCATTTGAGTACCTGGAAGAAATGGATGTGCTCAGTGACGCAGAGTACGGGCGACTGATCCGGGCATTGCAGGAATACAGCATGTCTGGGCGGGAGCCGGAGCTTAATGGCACTGAGAAGGTCTATTGGAAACGGGTTAGAAATCGGGAGAACCGGTACCGTGAAGGCTTTGAAGATCAAGATAAAGCAAAGTCAGAACGGGCTTTAAAAGCTGCTAATGCACGATGGAGCAATGCTAAAGATGCTAATGCATGCGCAAGCATCACAAGCAATGCTAAAGATGCCAAAACCAAAGCCAATACCGAAACCAAAACCAAAGCCAATACCGAAACCAAGGGAGATAAGGCGCATGACGCGCTCACCCGCCACCGATACGGCGAGTATAAAAACGTCCTTTTGTCGGATTTGGAGTTGGAAAAACTAAAATCCGAGTTTCCGGCGGACTGGGAATCACGGATTGAGCGATTGAGCGAGTATATGGCATCATCTGGAAAGAAATACAAGGACTTTTTGGCAACCATCCGCAGTTGGGCGAGGAAGGAGAAAAAAAGTACCGAAGATTCCGGGAACCTCATCATGGGTATTAACCCGGACGAATTGGAGGGGATATTTTGACAAATTCCGAAGCGGTGAAGTTTGTCGGGCTGTATCGGCAATTTTACCCAGTCAAAGACATGGAGATACGCAACAAGGCGGCTGCCTTCGCCCTGGCGTTTGAGGCTCAGAGCTACGAGGACGCAAAAGCAGCGCTTCAGGCGTTTGTACAGACGGACACGAAGGGCTATGCGCCTACCGTCGGTCAGCTCATGGAGCGAATGCCACAGCGGAAAGCGGAGCCTATGTGGGGAAACGTGACGCTGGAAGACGTGCAGCGCAGCCGAGAGCAGATGCTGGATTTTTTGAGAGGGTGCGGGAATGAAAAATATAGCTGACGTGGAAATCGTCCGAAAAGGGAAACGGTGGTTTGCCTACCGGAATGACGAATTTGTCGGGCGCTATGACACCGAAGACGATGCACAGGAAGCGGGGGAAATAGCACGGTACTCCGATGCGTGGCCACCTGTTTCTGGAGCGGAAAGAATCCGATGGCATAGTGGGAAGTGGGAATTCCGGACCAACGGGAAAGCGTACCGAGACGTCAGGCTTGTAAAGGTAATACAAGAGCGTGATAAGTTCCTCCGGAATGCACTTCACAAACAGACCGAAAAACAAACGGATGTGGTAGAAAAACGAAAGGCTGGGAGCGGGTGCGCAAAATGTGTCTGGAGGCTTTCGTTAAGCGGCGGCGAAAAGGGACAAAACCGGTACCACTGTGGTTATTCGCTCTGCCTTGGGCACCACTCGCGGATATATCTCCACTACCAACGCACTGGAAAGCAAAGCCTTGAAGGGTTTACTACTGGCGCTGGATGCACGGAATTTATGCCCGGGAACCCACGAGACAAGCTATCTTTGATGCAGGATGACCCAGCAAACGTCACGGAAACGGCGTGGGCACTGCTGGAGAAGGAAGGTGTTGTTTCTCGCGGAGAAAAAACTCCAACAGGCAGAAAACCGTATGCCTTGACTGCGGATTTGGACATGGAAAAAGCCAAAGAGCTAAAAAGCCGCTACACATGGAGAGAAATTGCTACAGCCGCCGGGCTAAGCGTAAATGGTGCAAAAGGAAGCTGGGAGCGGCAGAGAATTAACCGGCAGGCAGCCAAACGGCTGCTGGACGCATATGGGATTGACATCACAAAATAAGCTGGCGAGCATAAAACACAGAAAGGAAAACATAAGAAAAGCCGCCAGGGAGCGGCAACTCCCAGCGCGGCAAAGCAAAATTGAACTGTCCATATCATAGGACACTGAGAAAGGAAAATCAAGCCATATGGAGGAATCAAAATGAAAACAATCACAATTAACGAGGTTGGCTGGGACTTGCACCTCCTGTATCGGGAGGCAATCCAGACCAAAGCACGCCGGGGCCTATTTGGCTATATGCTCCGGACGGGTCGGGCTGATAACCTGATTTTCGGCGGCGCTTTCCAACTGCTCAAACAGCTGGAACCGGTCTGGGGTAAGGAGGCTTACAACCTCCGCTCCGAGACTTCGGCGGCACGGGAAATAATCGCTGTTACTGAGGTAGCGCTTGCGGGTGGATTTGATCGGTTCGCGATTTCCCGCCGGGAGATGCAGCGGACGATTAGAGCACTGGACGATATAGAGATTTAGGAGCGGTGTCATGACAAAATCGAAAAAGACGGTTACAAAGGAAGACCTGCTACAGCAAATTGAAGACGAGTTCCAGCGGTGGGACCACATTCATCTCCATGGGTGCAACGATCCGGGCTGGGAAGACGGCGTCAATATGAACTTGGTTAGAAATCACATCATCTATTACTACCGGAAGTTGTCGGAACTGATAGACGGATTGCAAATGTGCCTGTTCTCCGACATCGGATTTGAACCGGAACAGTATGGGATGAGACCAGTTCCGCAGAAGTACCCGATAGACTGGATGTGCCAGACCGGAGATTATCCGGACAGGCTTGTTGGAAGGAGATGATAAAGATGGCGGATTACATTGACCGTCAGGCTGCGATTGCGGTAATTGACGAAGTAGAAGCAGAAGGAATCAGCCCGGAGGCTTACAAGGCACTGAGAATGCTGCCGTCTCCGTGGATAAGCGTGGAGGACGCTCTCCCGGTATCAGAAACTGAGGTACTTGCCGTATGCAACCGGAATGGTTATGTGTTTGTAGTGCCTGCAATTTACGAGGCAGGAGAAGTTCTGCGAGGCGAAAGCGTCTGGAACTGGAACGATATCGAAGAATATGGGGTTTACAATGAGAAACTTGACGATTGGTATGTGCCGACTGGGTGGTGGGAGAACCGGCAATTCACACCGGATGATGTGTATAACAATCCGATAGATTGTAAAGTCACTCACTGGATGCCCCTGCCGGATGCACCGGAGGTAGAGAAATGAACCATGATGTTATGTTTTCCTCAAAAACAGATATGTGGGAAACTCCACAGTGGTTATTCGACGAGTTGGATGAACGATACCATTTTACTTTGGATGCTTGTGCAACGGAGGAAAACGCTAAGTGCGCAAACTTTTACAGCCCTGAGTTAGACGGTCTCAGCCAACCATGGGAGGGGCGCGTATGGTGCAATCCTCCATATGGGCGGAATATAGGGAAATGGGTGCAGAAATCTGCTGATTCTAATGCTTTTGTGGTAATGCTGCTGCCAGCACGGACGGATACTAGATGGTTCCACGATTACATATACGGCAAGGCAGAAATTAAATTCCTTAAAGGCAGGCTGAAATTTGGGGGGGCACAAAATCCGGCGCCTTTCCCAAGCATGATAGTGGTGTTCAACAAGGAATTGGATGGAATAATATGAGACGATGTTTTGATTGCGCATATTGCAGCTATGAGTACCCGTCTTTACGAGATGTTTGTGACAAAACCGACAAAGAAATTCGGGATGTGTATACACACTGCTGCAATGAGTTTACAGAACTTGACGAAAGCGAGGTCGTAGAAAATGCGAGTCTTGATAGCCTGCGAGGAATCCCAGACCGAGTGCATGGCATTCCGGGCGCTGGGACATGAGGCGTACAGCTGCGATATACAGGAGCCAAGCGGCGGACACCCTGAGTGGCACATCTTGGGGGATGCGTTGGAAGCCATGAGGGGGGGGACAGATAACCACTATGGACGGACAGACGCATGATATCCCCGGATGGGATTTGATGATAGCGCATCCACCGTGTACATATCTCAGCAACGTCGGGGCAGCGAGGCTGTATAAAAGGATCGACGGAGAATCGTATGTACGCTTAAAGCGCCTGGAAAAGGGTTTGGATGCGAGAGAGTTTTTTATGAAATGCCTAGAGGCAGATATACCGAAAATTGCGGTAGAAAACCCAATTCCGTCAGGAGTTTATAGGCTCCCGAAGTACGACCAAATCATACAACCATACGAATTTGGGCACCCATACAGCAAGAAGACGTGTCTCTGGCTAAAGGGGCTGCCTAAACTCATGGCGACAGACATAGTGGAGCCGGTATGCTCTTGGGTGAGCGGCGGAAGCAAGAAAGCTGACGGAAGCAAGAGAGATAATCAAGGGACAACGTTTAGAGACAGCAAAAAACGGTCAAAGTCATTTCCCGGGATCGCCCGGGCAATGGCAGAGCAGTGGGGAGGGTTGATAAATGGATGATTACACCAGCAGGAAGGAACTAATTGAGCACATCAAAGCACACTGCGGTGGATGCGATAACTGTGGAGAGGTAATGCACTGCGCATGGGACACACCGGCAGCGGATGTAAAACCGGTGCGGCATGGGCACTGGATCAAACGATGGTATGTCTGCGGAGAGAATGGATATGAGTGCTCCGAGTGCCACGAAACTGAATGGAGGACGAGCGACAGCAGAATGAAATGGTGCATGTTCTGCGGAGCGAAGATGGACGGAGGGGAAAAGGATGAGACGTAAAACCTTTGCAAAACAGTTGATGGCTCTGGGCCTCTCCCGGAATGAGGTAAACAGGCTGTGCCGGGAGGCGCTCGACAGTATGGCTAAATACCGGGGGAGCGGGCTGCCTGTTGGGCTCGCTTGGGAGTGCATTTTAGCGGCAACAATCGGTCAGTTGGAAGACCTTTTGAGCGTCAATGCGGTGACAACGTGGTGGGCTGGGACTGGTGACAAATTGTTTGCCTGGCAGATTAAGCGGAGCAAAGAGGACCCCCGGAGGAGCTGGAGCCGGAACCACCCTAACGGCTATTAAGGAGGATTGAGGAAATGAAGCGTAGAACATTTGTGAAGCAGCTTATGGCACTAGGACTTGAGCGTAATAAGGCAAACAGCTTTTGTAAGCAAATGCTTGCAGGGCGTGACTGGCTCCGGGCACGGGGGTTCAAAAGCACCGTACACTGGGAAAATATCTTTGAATTTCTTGTGTCGGGCACGCAAAACCTCAGGAATGGGAGGACTGTATGAAACCATGGCAAAACAGTGAGGGCTACAATGACCCTACAGCGTACGGCGCTATCAAAGCCGAGAATGCCCGGGAAGCCGAGCTGGCACGGCTGACAAAGGAGATTACGGGATATGAGAACGAGGGATAAAACCTATGCGGACTACGGATTCCAGCGAAACGAGGAAAAGTACATAAAGTATTTGGCACGACAGCCCAGCTATGAGCAGCGGTTATTGCTCTATGATGCGGCGTATTCGGTGGAATCCACTCTAGCTGATGATATTGTCTATTCCATCGTAAACGGCGTCAGCTATGACGATATTCAGAAAATCCACTATATTCCGGCTGGCAGGAGTGCCTTCTATGGCGATTGCCGAGCCACGTTGGCCCTATTCCGGGACAAAATGCGAGAGTATGGAGCACTGTAAAATGTGGGCACGACGTACCCAATTTTAATTGATACAATATAGGTGCTGGGGCGATTGCGCGGCGGTTTTTCTCCATGCCCCGCCAGAAGGTGGTGAAACTCCACCTCCCAGCACAACACGCCGGAGGCTGGTGCCGGGATCATGCAATTCCTCCTAAAATTGCATTCCAAAACGTCCATGGTGTTTTCCACCCTTTCAAATCTTGGGCGGTTCAATTCCGCCCTCCGGCTCCAGATAGAGCGTGGCACACCTCTCAACGATGTGCAACAGGCCGCGACATATGCAAGGGCAGGTGCGGGACGGTAGCTGCATAATCCGTCAGGCTGGTTCAATTCCAGCCCCTTGCAACGCCTGCCGCTTGCCCACGGCGGCAAATAAATTGTGGGCTTGAATGTGCTCGGTTGGTAGAGAAATTAGAGCAGCCCGGAACCCACGCCGGGTAGGTAAAACCAACGTGGGGGGAAATGGCGCAGCTTGGTCGCTGCGCAAAGCGTAAGCCTGTGACGCATCAGGGCGCCGCCAGCTCCCGGCGGGGTACAAATAGGGAGCGCAAAAGGTGGTGAGAGCATGGATCAGACGAGCTTGTTTAACGACAACCCAGAATACGAGGCATTTGTGGATAAATTCAAACTAAAAAAGACCACGGACGACTGTTATACTCCACCACTGATCTATGAGGCGGTCAAAGCCTGGGCCTGTAAAGAGTATGACATTGATCCTGATAATATCGCGAGGCCGTTTTACCCCGGCGGAGACTACGAACACTACGACTACCCAGACGGATGTACTGTTCTGGATAATCCACCATTTAGCATTCTGATCCGGATATGCAGATTTTATCTTGAGCGCGGCATTAGATTCTTCCTATTCGCCCCGTCTCTTACCGCCTTTGGCGGCAAAGATACTTGTATGGAGATGACACACATCGTCTGTGGTGCTGATATTACATATGAAAATGGCGCGGTTGTACGTACGGCGTTTGTTACCAACCTGGGCGGCGATGTGGTAGCCAGGACAGCGCCGGATTTACACAGCGTGATCGAGGCAGCTATGGTCAAAATCCGGCAAGAGACGCGTCGAGAGCTTCCGAAATACCAATACCCGGATCATATCCTAACGGCGGCTATGCTCCAGAAGTATAGCAAGTATGGGATTGATTTTGAGGTCAGGCGCGGCGATTGTGTCCAAGTGTCAAAGTTGGATGCACAGGCTGAGCACGGGAAAGCCATATTCGGCTCCGGCCTACTGTTATCAGACGCAAAAGCCGCAGAACGTGCAGCCGCAGAACGTGCAGCCGCAGAACGTGCAGCCGCAGAACGTGCAGCCGTTCGTGTCTGGAGGTTGAGTGATAGAGAGCTGGAAATTGTGAAAGGGCTTGGGAAATGGCGCAGCTGGGTCGCTGCGCAAAGCGTAAGCCTGTGACGCATCAGGGCACCGCCAGTCCCCGGCAGGATAAAAATAGGGGACACAAAAAAGGAGGACAACATGGCAAAGATTACCAACACAAAACAGTCCGCTCCTGTGAGCAACAAAACGAAGATCGAAACACTACAGGAGAGCTTTTCCAAGAACATTCAGGGCGTGGCAACGGACTACGGCGCTATGCTGGGTATGGCGAAATGGTACAGCGAGTTTTTTCCAAAAGCCATGGAGCAATTGAAAGAAGCAGGATGCAAGTACTGTAATCACCTGCACTGTAAAAAATGCAAGGGGGACAGAGGAACCAAACTGACCGGCTGGGCATGGGACATGGGGAACAGCCATGAAGTATGACTGGTGGACGCAAACGCGAATTGCGATTAGATCGTATGAGCGACGGCGCAAGGAATATGGCAAACTGCCGCCAAGGCAAAAGGCAGAGGTGGACGCTGTTTCGGCGGCGCTGGAAGACATGAAGCGGTCGGATGGTATGGAGCCTGTGCTCAATATGCTGGAGATGTACCACATCAAGCAGACGCACACGTTGGACGGTGCTGCATTCGCAGTGGGGTACGGGCATGAGCGGGCGGCGCATTATAATCGGCGCTTTATGCGGTTGGTGGCTATCAAGCTGGGGTATTTATACCCCCCCTCAAAAAATTGAAAATTGTTTGCGAGGGTTCCGGGGAAAAAGGATTCCCGGGGATGGGAAAACTCCGGAAAGAATACAGAGAATTGCCAGAGAAAGCGAACAGGAAAAGTCAGGCAGAAAGGAGAACAACATGAGCAGTAGAGCAGAGGAAAGCTACACCGTGCTGGTGACGGTGGAGAACGTAAAGACAGGGGCAGCAGCAACAACAAGGTTTTGCGGAGGAACGGATGGAGGAATCGAAGTAGCGGAGAGGAAAACAAAAGAAGGATGCACGCAAGCTATGGAGATTTTGCGGGAAATCGTTGGCGAACAGGAAAACAGGGGAAAGATAAAAGCAAGAGTTCTGCGGGAAAGAGACGAACCGGGCGTATGGTATGAGGTGGCAAGAAAAGTCGCAGAAGAAGCGCTGTACCAGGACGGAGATGGAAACTATCACCTGATTACGACGGAACGGGCCGGGGGAAGCAAGGAGGGGCTAAAGGTAGTGCAGAAGCGGAGCAGGGAACTCATGTCGGAGGATGATGCACGATACTGGGCGCTGGAGAATCTGCGCATGGAAGAATACGAAAAAGCATTTGGGGAAGAATAGAGAAAAAGCCGTTATGCATTGCATAGCGGCTTTTTTGCGCAAACAAAAGTTTTTTGTCCCGGCGGAGCGAACGGTTGCGCGGCGCGGCGGCGGAGAGGAAAAAGTTTTTTAAAATTGTTCTGAGCTAGAACGTTTGTTCTGAGCCGGGAGCCGGTTCGGGCGGCTTTTTTTCTGTGAACCGGAGGAAAACCGGAACAAACCGGAGCGGGGGAAAAATGGGCGCAATTATCCCATAGCAAGCCGCCGGGAAAAGGGCGCAGTTACCCCAACCCCAGCAGAGCCGGAAAACCGGGAAAATGGGTATAGGTATCCCTTACCCGATGGAGCGGGCGAAAATGGGCGCAAAAAGCCCTTACCCGCCGGAGCGGGGGAATTACTCTATATTATTATCGCCCTGGGCGCTTGGCTGCTGCTCTGCTGCCATCCTGGCGGCTACTGCATCTAATATATAGCGTTGCATAGATTGCCCAGCAGCAGCCGCGGCGGCGCGGATGGCTGCGCCCTCATCCGGAGACGGGCGCAACTTAATGGAATCTTGCCGCTTATTGTATGCGCTTACGGCGCGGCGCTGTGCGTCTGTGGCCATGGCGTTACCTCCTGTATATATGTATACATTGTGATTATACGCGCTGCTGCTGGAGTTGTCAACGAGAATAAGACGGCTTATATATTGTACACAAAAAAGAATGACATAATTTGTGCAGAATTAGGTCTTGCAAAATTATATAAGGGGGCTTATAATGATAGGCGTAAGGCAGAGGGATGCACCCTCTTATGAAAGGAAGTGAGGACATGGACGAAATGACAACGGCTGAACTCAATCAGTATCTAGAGAATATCGCAAAGCTGATTGAAGCGAACGCCAAGGACGCAGAAACCGCCGCCCGGATTGTCCGGGAAAGCAAGGTCAAAGCGTAAAAAGTGAGTAGCGACAACAGTTAACCCGCCGCTACTCACCACACCCAAAAGGCGCGCGGGAAGCCTTACTCCCGCCGCCTTGATTGTAGCAAAGTAAGGCAGAAAAATCAAGGAGGGAATTATAATGAAATATGCAACAATGCGGAAAATGAACCCCGGCGCACTGATACTAGAAAGAAGGGGCTGCAACTTTGCAAGTGATGATCCTATCGGAAAATATTCCGACGTTGGAAATTGGAGAGTATACACGGAGTTTACAACGGCGGACGGTGTAGAGGTTTGCGGGGACTTTGGTAGAGGATATACATATGATACAAAGGGGAAAAAGCCTAAAATTACAAATGATCACGCATTGCATGCGGATCTGTGCCGGTACGACAACGTAGGGAACTGCTGGGCGTATAGATTGGGTGTGGATGGGAAAAACTACACAATAGCAGATATTTTGAACTCGGTAAACGCAGTGAGCGCCGAAAAATATAATAGTGTGATTTGGGCAGAAACAATAGAAAGCACTACAAAGCCCGATGAAAATTTTACACCAGCGGGAAAGCTTGTTGAGTGGGCAAAAAAATATAAGATTGGTTATGAATGCCAGCATGGCGAAATTGTGTTATTGTGCGCGTTTGGGCGGTACAAATATCATCACTACGAAATTGGGCGCACGCTGTGCGATGGAACGCAGGAACTTAGAATTGTTTTGATTGATGCTTAAGCCGCAGGCGGCAGCGCTCGAAGCGCTGCCGATTTTTTTTGCGTTTGAGTAAGTCCGTACAAAATGCATCGGTAATTGTGGCACCATCTCAATATGAGGTGGTGCTTTTTTTATGCGCGATTCCGGGCGGGCGCTGAGGGCGCAAACGATCATCAAGAGCCAGGGAGCACCGGCATTTTACCGGACGTATATGTGGCGGTGGGCGGCAGACCAGGCGCGGAAATCCCAGCGCAACGAGTGCCAGGATTGCAAGGCACGGGGCGTGTATGCCCCGGCGGAAGAGGTGCACCATATAGCCCCCCTGCTACAGCGTCCAGATTTGGCACTAGACCAATCCAATTTGGTGTGTCTGTGCAAGCGCTGCCATGAGGAGCGGCACATATCAATGCACGGCGCGGCAGCTGGGGCACAGCTTCCGGCGGAATGCTGGTGACCCGGCACGGTATCCAAGGCAGTTCCACCAACTGACGCGGCGGCGCTGGTTGGTGATCGTCGGCAACGTGCAAGAGCGCGGAAAGCAACGCACACAACAGGCAAGTGGCAAGCGCCTGATGGCGTGGACGCGTTTAAATAAGACCGGCGCGGCGGCGATAAAAGCATATGCGGACGCGCGGCGCGAGCCAAGGAGGCGCGGGAGGGGCACCCCGGGACGGCTTCAATCCCCCCCGCGCGAGAAACCGGATTTTCTCCGGGCCCCATCGACCGTGCCACCTCTCGACAAAATGAAAAATACGTCGCGCGAGAGAAATGTGTTTTTTCTCGCCGGACGCATATTACCACATATTTCCAACAACAAAGGAGGCGAAACGCATGGCAACGGCAAAAACGGCAAGAAATTCAATCAAAAAAGCTCTGTTTACGCGGCTTGATGCAGCCAAAAACAGAGATGCGGCCACCGAGGACTTGGTGGAGCAGTATATGGCGGCAAGGGACCGATTGGAAGAAGCCAAAATAGATTACGAGGACGCTTTAGAGGAGGCTGAGAGCGAAGGGACAACAAGGATTGCCACTGAGATTGCGAATATGGCACGGATTCTGAATGTGCTTTCTCTTACGCCTCAGTCGAAGCGCCGGGAACAGATTGAAAACGAGATGCGGGAGCAGCTCAAGGCAAAGGGTTTAAAGGGTCCGGTGTTTGAAGACCGGATTTCGCAGTTCATGGCGCTCTGGGATGCATTTCAAGAGGCGAACAACAGTCTGCTGGAGCGCGGCAGGAGCTATATCACGATTTCAAGTTCCGGGAAGACGTATGAAAAGGACAACACTGCCACGCGGGACATCGTTACCTTTGCGAAAGCAATGCAGGATGCGCTGGACAGTATGGAAATCACCGTGAAGGGGTACACGAATCCGGACGATGATGAGCTGTGAGTGTTGGGTGCCCTGAAATTGATGGATACATCGATCTTGTGCGGAATGACAGTGAGTATCCGTGCTGCAAGGAGCAGCACCAGCTTGTGGGGTTCGTTGAAAAAACCTTTGAGAATGAACGGCTGACTATAAACCGCGAACAGCTGGGTAAATATTTGGCGTTACAGAAGTATTTCCCGTATCAGCTGTTTCAGTGGGAAATTTTTATGTTCACCCTGCACAACTGCGTGTACCGGGAGGACGGGCTGTTGAGGTTTCCGGAAGCATTTTTGTACATGGGCAGAGGCGGCGGCAAAAACGGATATCTGTCTTTCGAAGATTTCTGCCTGCTTACTCCGGTAAACGGAGTGCCAGATTACCACATCGACATTTTCGCAAACTCCGAAGATCAGGCGAAAACCTCGTTCACGGATGTTTACGGCGTTCTGGAGCGGAACGAAAGGAAACTACAGAAGTTTTTCAAATGGAATTTGGAGGTTATTACTTCCAAACAGACCGGCTCACAGCTCAGGTTCCGCACATCCAATGCGAAAACGAAGGATGGCGGAAGACCGGGTAAGGTGGACTTTGACGAGTACCACGCCTATGAGAACTATGACGTGGTCCGAGTGGCAAAAACCGGCTTGGGCAAGAAGGAGTTTCCAAGAAGCACCATTATCACAACAGACGGTGATGTGCGGGACGGTCCGCTGGACCATCTGCTGGCAAGATCGAAGCAAATTCTTGAGGGGGCAATCCCGGACAATGGGCTGCTGCCGTTTATCTGCAAGCTGGACAAAAAAGAAGACGTAACGGACGAGCGCAACTGGTATAAGGCAAACCCAAGCTTGCGGTACTTCCCGAACCTCATGGACGAGCTGCGCAGAGAGTATGCCGACTACAAAATGGATAACATCGGCAATGCGGCGTTTATGACCAAACGCATGAACATACCGCAGGGCAGCATGGAAACAGAGGTCACCGCATGGGAAAACATTGTGGCTTGTAGCCGGAAACCAAAACAGGAGCCTACCGTGTGGGTTGCAGGAATGGATTTTGCGAGAACAACGGACTTTGTTTCGGTGCTTCTGTTTGGCATTGCCGATGACGAATGGGTCTGGTATCAGCACACGTGGGTATGCAGCCAATGCAAGGACCTGAGCCGTATCAAATTCCCGATTCAGGATGCGGTAGACCGTGGACTTATCACGTGGGTTGAGGACGTGGAGATTTCTCCGGAGCTTCCGGCAGCGTGGTTGGCTGAACAAATGGCTGAAAAGCGCGTTATCGCGGTGGCGATCGATGATTACAGATTTGGGATCATGAAAAAAGCTCTGGAAGGGGTAGGCTTCATTCCAGGTAAAGACGGGAACATTCTACAGGTAAAGGGGCGGAACATTATGCAGATTGCCCCGAAGCTGATTGCGAAGCTCAACCGGCAGCAAGTGGCATTTGGAGACGATGCGCTTATGCGCTGGTACATCAACAACACAAAACAGCTGCTTGATGTGCGCGGCAACGTGACGTTTGGAAAGATTGAGCCAAAAACGAGAAAAACAGACGGATTCATGGCGGCAGTGGCAGCGACAACGCTTTCGGAGCGGTTGGAGCTGGAGCAGGCAAACGAAGCCGTGGGTCTGGGCGTATTTACATTTTGAGGTGAAGGAATGGGAGCATTTCAAAACTTTGTGAATTGGCTTTCCGGCAGGACGAACGGAGATTACAAAATCGAAATCGAATCCAGCACAGGAGACACCGCAAAGGCAGACAAAATTCTGAATCTGAAAATCCTGATGATGGCAAGCGCGGCTGGTTATCTGGCTTCCGGGTTGTCCATGTGCCAGTGGAGAACCATGGAAAACGGGAAGGAAGCAAAGAACGCAGAGTACTTTCGGCTCAACAACCGCCCAAACCGGAATCAGAGCAAGGCAGAGTTTTGCTCGAAGCTGGTTTACTACCTTGTAACACAGAATGAAGCACTGGTGTTCTCCACAGACGGAAAAGACCTGTACGTTGCGGACAACTGGAACGTGGAGCGCAGAGGCACCAAAAACGATATCTACCGAGATGTGAGCGTGAAAGATGATGACAGGACGTTTCAGTTCCAATCTTCAGGCGTAATGCACATCAAAATGGACTGGACGGGGCTTGCCCCTCTTATTTCCAGCATTGGCGACGAGTATGAAGCCATGATCGGCACTTCCTACATTGGCTACCGCAAGCAATCCGGCACAAAGGGCGTTGTAAACATCCAAGGACTGGAATCCGGCACGGACGAACAACGGACCAAAATCCTGAACCGGATCAAAACACAGTTTAAGGCATTTTTCGACAACCAGAATGCCGTTTTGGCGCTCAACACCGGCTACACCTACACTCCGGTATCCACATCGGCGCGAAACACCAGTGAAATGAACGATATCGCAAACATGACGGACGAGTTTGCGGAACGGCTGGGGCTTGCACTTCGGGTTCCGGTTGCGCTGATGAAAGGCAGCGTGGAGAACACACAGAATGCCAGAACTGACCTTGTGATGTTCGGTATTCGCCCGATCGCACAGGCATTTGAACAGGAGTACAACGCAAAACGGTTGGGGGAGCGGGAATTTACTGGCGGCAGCCGATTGTTTATTGACCCGCTTCCAATTCAGCTGGGCGATGTTGCGAGCCTCCCGACGTTTTGCGAACGAATGACCAGCTGTGGGCAGTACAGCGTGGATGAATTGAGGGACCTGCGCGGCGAACCTCTGCTTGGTACGCCTGAGGCGCAAAAGCATTATATCACCAAAAACTACGGGCTGCTTGAGAATCCGGAGGAAGAAGCCGGAGCACAGCAGGTTCCAACTGCGAAAGAGGGAGGTGAGGAAACATGATCGTACCGTATCAGTTCGAAAAACCGGAAAAGGAAGGGATGCCAGCTCACCTGTATATACTGGGTGACATTGTAGAGGGCCCTTGGACGTTTGATGGGGAGGGAAGCCCTATTTCTCTGATGAGCATGGTCACAGACTGCGGTGCAAAGGGAATTGTCTGCCACATTGATTCCTACGGCGGTTCAACCTCCGCAGGAATTGCAATGTACAACATCCTGAAAAACTGCGGGTTGACGGTGACCACCATTGCCGAGGGATTTTGTTGCAGTGCAGCAAGCCTTGTGTTCATGGCTGGGAGCCGGAGGGTAATGCGGAATGCAAGCCTTCTGATGATTCACAATGCATGGGCCGGAGCGACCGGGAACGCGCAGGAGCTGCGAAAAGCGGCAGACGATTTGGAGAAAATAAGCGACACCGCCGCGAACATCTACCGGGAGTGCACAGCCCTTGAGGACGCACAGCTGAAGGAGCTGCTTGATGCAGAAAGCTGGATCACACCGGAAGAGGCTGTTCAGTGGGGCTTTGCTACCGGAGTTGAGCATGACAGTGACCAGCAGGACGCAGCCTATTCGTCCGCGTTCCATTGCATCATGAATGCGCTAAAAAAGGAGCCGGAACCGCCGAAAACGGCGTTTCAAAAATTTTTCAAAAATTTTCAGTAAAGGAGAACATGAATGAGCATCAAAAAGACCAAGACCCTCGATGAGAGCAAGAAGGAATTTCGCAGTGCGTATTCCGAGGCAATGCGCGACGGCAGCGAACAGAAAATGATCGACTGCCTGGAGCGCTACAGTGAGGACGTATGCAATGCGCTTCTTCAGGAGGCAAACAGCCTGTCCATTGAGCAGCGGAGCAATACCGAGGTGCTTGCAGCCCGCGGCGTGCGGCAGCTGACCAGTGAGGAGACCAACTATTACAAGGCGGTGGCAACCGCAATGCGCACGGAGGCTTCCGGCGTAAAGAATGCGCTGACCGATATCGCTGTTGCAATGCCCGAAACCATCATCGACCAGGTGATGGAGGATGTAAAGTCCAACTTCGAGCTGCTGAATGCCATTGATTTTATGAACTCCAGCTACATGACCAGCTGGATTTACAACAAGCAGGGCACCCAGACCGCCACATGGGGTGCGATCGGCAGTTCGATCACCAAGGCGCTGGATGGTGCATTTGGCAAGATCAGCACCACGGCATGCAAGCTGTCCGCCTATATGGCGATCTCGCAGGATTACCTTGACCTTGGTCCCGCATGGCTGGACCGGTACGTCAGAGCGATTCTCACCGAGTCGGCAGGCATGGCAATGGAAACCGCCATTGTGGACGGTGCCGGTAATGCCGACAGCGCAAATTGCCCCGTTGGCATGACCCGCGACCTGAGCAAGGGAAGCACGGACGGCAGTTCCGGATTGACCACCTATCCCCAGAAGACCGCAACCAAAGTCACTTCCCTCGACCCTTCCACTTACGGTGCGATTCTGGCAAAGCTGGCAAAGACTGAAACCGGGAGAAACCGGAAGGTTTCCGGCGTTATTCTGGTGTGCAATCCCGAGGACTATTTTACCAAGATCATGCCCGCCACCACCTATATGACCCCCTCCGGCGGCTACGTTTCCAACGTTCTTCCTTTCCCCACCTCTGTCATTCAGTCAGAGGGTTGCCCCAAGGGAAAGGCTGTTGTGGGTTTGGGAAAACAGTACATCGGAACTCTTGGTGTAGGCAGCAAGCGCGGCGTTATCACCTACGATGATTCCACGCAGTTCCTTGAGGACAACCGGGTATACAAGATTCGGCTGCTTGGAAACGGCAGACCCAAGGACAATACCAGCTTTGAGCTGCTGGACATCTCCGCGCTTGAGGCTCTTGCGTACAAGATCATTCAGGAGAGCACTGCGGCAGAAACAGCCAGCACCGGGAAAGGCTAATAGACTATGGCGCTGATCGATGACGCACTGGACTATCTCCAGATCACCTGGGAGGACAAGACCCTCAAGCGAAAGCTTGAGGGTGGTTTGGAGCGCGGGAAAGTGCTTTTACAGGAATACGCGGGAACCCATCTTGATTTTGACGCTCCTGGTACGCCGCAAGCGCTTTTGTTTGACTATCTCCGATATGTACGGAGCGACGCAACAGAAATGTTTGAGATCAACTATCAGCGCGATTTGATGCGGTTGCGAAACCTGTACGGTGTAAATTCTGAGGACCCGGAGGTGGAGTGATGCGCAGCATTGAAACGCCCCTTGGACCGCAGACGTTCACTGATGGACTGGCAACGTTCTACCGGGTGAAAAACACCTCCGGCAAGGGGAACCTTCCCAAATACGCCATGGAGCAGTTTATGGAGGTGCCATTCACCGAAAAGAAGGTCGGTGACGTGCGGTATTATGCCGCCATGCAGGCAGACAGCAGGATTTCCATGGTAATCCGTATCCCACGTGTGGCAGGAATCCAACCGTCCGGTGACGTTGTTACGCTGTCCGGCGATACGAGGCAGTACAAGGTCCAAAAGATCGCCAGAAACGCCATGACGGTCCCGGAGAGCCTTGACGTGACGCTGGAAATCAGCAAGACGCAATACAAAACGGAGGTGGCAGACGGTGACAGTGCAGGAATTTAAGGACAAGCTCTGCGAGAACCTGGATGTTCCGGTTTACCACATCCTTGCGGTCCCGGATGCGGAATGCCCTGTGTTGTGCTGGCAGGAATTGCAGGAAACCACCACCTATGGGGACGATAGCCCGGTATGCAACGTGATTCTGTGTCAGGTGGATTATTTCACCGAAACGGAATATGACGAGCTTCCGGGGCAAATCGAGCTTGCGCTTTTGACTATGGATGTTCGCTGGGAGTTTGACGGTATGACCTACGACAACGAGCGTGAGGAATGGCGGTACATCTGGACGGTTTCTTTCCTTGGGGGCGGTTCGGTTGGCTAAAATCCAGTTTATCAGCGGCAACAAAACCCTGTTTGAGCTGGCATTATCGTCAGACACCGCAGACGTTCAGGCGGCAGTAGCCGCAGGCGCGGACCTGCTCAAGACCTATACCTACAACAAGGGCAGGAGCATGGGGGTATATCGAACCGGTGATACCCTGGGCGCACTGACTGTGAAAGCTCCAAAAAGGAGCAAGGACGGCTGGGCATGCTACGTCACGTATACCGGGCTAAACCGTAAGGGGAACCGGAATGCCGAGGTGGCATTTATCAACGAATATGGAAAACGTGGGCAGGCGGCACGACCATTTAACCGCCTGGCACTGGAAAGCGGCGAGGATGCCGTGATCCAGCGCATGGAGGAAACTCTAATCAAAGATGAATGAGAAAGGATGATCTTATGGCTACGAATAAATTTGGTGTCGGCGTGCGGAAAATGATGATCTTCCCTCTGGCGACAGAGCCGGACAACGCAAAACCTACCTACAATGCGGCTCTGGACATTGGCGATACCAACGCCATTAAGGCAAGCCCCAGCACCGCGAATGCTACCGCTGACGGCGATGACAAGCAGGTTGCAAATATCTCCATGGTGACCGGATGGAGCGTGGAGTGGACAGGTTGGGGTGTTCCTGCTGAGACCGCAGGTACGCTTTATGGACATACCCTGTCCGGAACAGGCACAAAGCAGGTGGACGAAAAAATGGAGGACATTGCACCTTACGTCGGCATCGGCTATCTGCGTACCATGGCGGATAAGACCAACAAAAAGACCTTTGTTGCATACTTCTACTACAAGGCGCAGGCGGTACAGGGGGACGAGGAAAGCACCTCCGGCGGTTCCAGTCTGAACCTTGCCTCTACCACCGTCACTTTCAACGCAATCGAGCCCAGCTACGGTGCAACCCGGAGCTATGAAGAGTTTGACACCGAGGAAGCGGCGGTAACCTGGCTGAAAACTCAGGCAGGGCAGGAGGGCTAATCCATGACGAGCGTACTGCATATGCCGAGGGTGAACTTCGGCGGTTGGAATTTCAGACTATTGTGGAACGGGAAAGCCATGATCGAGTGGAACCACCGGGAGGATGCAGACGAGGATGTCAGCATCGATACACCGGAGCGGGCGGCAGAAATGCTCCATCTTATGGCACAGGAGGCGGCTGCTGCGTGCAGTGTGTACGGTTACACCGCTGACAAGGTTCCACCTCTGGACGAACTAAAAACCTACCTGCGGTACGCTGCTGTCCCCTGGGAAATGTATCACGTTATTGCGTGCATCAATGAAGCACTCGCGTATGGAAATCAGCGCGACTACAAGCCGGAAGATAACGGCATGGTTGACGTTGACACCATTGAGCTAAAAAAAAACTGAGTGAAATGGGAGCCGCACCGAACGACGACACGCTATCAGCGGCAAGCTACATAGCGGTTGGAGTTCGGTGCGGTCTTAGCATCCAGGAGACATTGCAGTATCCGGTGGGTATCATCACGGATTTGTGGGAGATATACAAGCAGAGCCACGGTCTGACCGAAAGCAACGAACTGTAGGAGGGTAAGGAATGGCAAGCAGAAGCATTGCAACCAAGGTGAGTATTGAGGGGGAAAAGCAGTATAAATCTGCCATTACCAGCATCAACACGTCACTGCGGACCCTCAAGGCAGAAATGACAGCCGTTACGGCTGAGTTTCAAACGAATGCAAACTCCGAGGACGCACTCCGGGCAAAGCTGGGTGTCCTGAATCAGACGCTGGACAAGCAGAGGGAAAAAATCAACACCCTCAAGAGCGCGATCGAAAGCGGAAAGGCCGCACAGAATAAGTACGCAGAATCAATCCAGAAAATAAAGGAAGGCCTAGGAAAGACCAACCAGGAGCTATCCAAATTCGACAAGACCACACAGGAAAACGGAAAGACATGGCTCTCTTATAAAACGCAGTTGGACGCTGCGAATCAGAAACTGGAGGCGCTGAAAAAATCCACCGGTGACACCTCTGCCGAACAGGCTGAACTAAAGGGAAACATTGCTGACCTGGAATCCAAAATGAAGGATTTGGAAACCAGCACAGGTGGAGCCGCTAAGACGGCAGGGGAGCTGCTTGAAACGCAGGCGCAAACCCAGAGAACTCTTGCAACGCAGGAAGAGCGCCTGCAAGGCGTAACCAACAAGACCGAAAAGTGGCAAGCGCAACTTTATACCGCGAAATCGTCTGAGGCTGACCTGAAAGTTGAAATCGACAAGACCAACGGCTATCTGAATGAGGCAGTAAACTCCGCTGACCACTGCGCAACCTCCATTGACAAGATGGGCAAGGAGGTCAAGGACGCCGCACAGGACATGGACGATGGCGCAGAAAGCGTGGATAACGTTGGAGAATCCTTCGATACGCTATCCTCCATCCTTGTAACCTCTGGCATTGTAAACGGGATCAAAAAGGTTGCGTCCGCGCTGAAAGAATGCGTGGACGTGTCTGCCGATTTTCATTATACCATGGCAACGGTACAGGCTGTTTCCGGTGCAACGTCTGAGGAAATTCAGAAGCTTGAGACACAGGCGAAGGATTACGCAAGCACCACCGTTTTTATGGCGCAGGATGTGGCGAACTCCTATCAGGTCATGGGTCAGGCGGGCTGGACCGTGGACGAAATGCTGGATTCCATGAAGGGAACCATGAGCCTTGCGTCCGCTGCCAGTGAGGACTTGGGGGAAACCACAAATATTGTTGTGGACGCAATGACCGCATTCAACTATGGCGCAGATCAGGCGGGACACTTTGCGGACGTGCTGGCAAGGGCATCGGCAGACACCAACACCTCCGTTGCGCTGCTGGGCAACAGTTTCCAAGCATGCGCGACCACGGCTGGTGGCATGGGCTACAGCATTGACGATGTTGCAGTAGCGCTGGGCATTATGGCAAACAACGGTCTCAAGGCGGAAATGTCTGGCACGGCGCTGACCACAGCAATCACCAGAATGTCTGGCGCGAACGACACGGCATCGGCGGCAATGGAGGACCTGGGGCTGACCATGTTTGAGACCAGCGGACAGGCAAAGCCATTGGGGCAGTTCCTGGGCGAACTGCGGGGTAGCTTTAAGGGCATGACCGAGGAGCAGAAGATCAACAACGCCTATATGCTGGCAGGACAGCGGGGCATGAAGGGACTGCTGGCAATCGTCAACGCCAGCGACGATGATTGGAACAACCTGACGGAATCCATTGCAAACTGCTCCGGCGCGGCAGAGGAAATGTCCAATATCCAGCTGGACACCTACACCGGACAAGTGAAGCTGCTCCAGAGCGCAACAGAGGGCTTGGAAATCGCCGTGGGCGATCAGCTGACACCGGCACTTGGGAGCTTGGCAGAGGCTTTTACAGGCGTGCTCAACGGGCTTACCCAGTTTGTGAATAATAATTCGGCTGCTATTCCGGTGATTACGGGTGTAGTTGCCGCGCTTGCAACGTTTACAACCGGCATCACGGTTGCAACAACCGCGGTTAAAATCTTCCAGTTAGTGACTAGTACGCTGGGAGGAGCGCTCAACCCTGTAGCCCTTGCACTTGGTGGGATTAGTGTAGCGGCTGGGCTATTGGTTACCACTTTTGCAGCGGCGGACGGGTCAGAGGAAGACTTTCGGCAGACGCATGAAAAGACAATGGCGTCGATTGGTGACGAGCAGGATGAAATTTCCGCTCTTGTTGCTAGACTTGGCGAACTTACCGGAAAATCAACCGCAAATGCATCGGAACAGCGCGAAATTTCGGCTATTGTAGACACGCTGAATGGAAAAATACCAGATTTGTCCCTCTCTTATGATAGTTTGACCAACAGCGTGAACTTGAGCACCGATGCAATTCTAGCGGCGGCAAGAGCAATGGCGAATCAGGATAAAATTGAAGCTGACTACGAAATGATCGGAACGCTTCAAGAAAAACTTGCAGATGCACAAGATTCGTTGGCAGAGTCGATGGCAAATGCAGTAGATGCGCAGTCGGCGTATGATAAGGCGTTCCAGGAATACAACGACCATTTGCACGATGCACCGGGAACGGTTTCGGAATACCGGGACGCGCTGAACGATGCGAGGGACGAGCTGGAGTTCTGGAATGAGCAGGTAGACAGGGATACGGATACTGTCTCCGGATACCAGGAAGAAATTAACGCCACGGCGGATGAAATCAAGGAACTGAGTGACGCGACTGTTGACACTTCGGAGAGCACAGAAGCATTCGGGGATTCTGCCGAAGAAACCGGAGAAGCCGTTGAAGTTATGACCGAGGAAATGCAGGAAGCCAACGATGCGCTGGCGGACCTGACCGCAGCGTCCATGGATGCGCGGGAGAACGGCGGCGATCTTCGGGAAACCTACAATGAGCTGGAAAAGGAGTTTGAAAAATACAAGGATGAAGCATCGGAATCTGCCGTAAAAACCGCTGAGCTTGAGCTTGCAACGCTGAACCTGAAAGCCACAAATCAGGAGCTTTTGGAGCAGTACCCGGGGCTGGTTGCCGGTGTGGAAAGCCTGGGTGTTCCACTGGAAAGCCTGTCCCAGTGGCTGAATAACAACGAAATCACAGCCGAAGAATGGGGCAAAAACGTCAACAGTGAGGTTGATGGGATTGTAAACGGCTTTAAGCAGTTGGAAACAGATGCCGACATATCGCTTCAAGAGATGGCGGACAATCTGGCTTACAACGTGCAGGCATATCAGAGCTGGGATCAGAACCTTGAAACGCTTATGGGTCAGGCTGTGGCGGCGAACGATCAGGGCGCAATCGACTTAGTCAACACCATGCGGGATTTGGGCATTGGATACTCTGCACAGGTTCAAGCCATGGTGGATGATACGTCCGGGCTGTTCTGGGATATGGCAGATGACATGACGGAGGCTGGTGAATCCGGGATGACTGGGTATTACCACGCAACAGAAGCCAGCAAAAAGACTGCCATTATTGAAGGGATTGCCGATGAAACGGCAGCTGCCCTTTCCGATGCGGACACAGCTGCCGCTGGTGTGGAGAACATGGAGAACTACGCCGATGGGCAGGAAAGTGGCGAGAGTACAGTTGAAACCGCCGCAAAGTCCGTGGCTGACGCAGGCGCAGACGCTGCCGCCGGAGAAAACAGAAAATACAAAGACGCCGGTACTAAGGCGATTACGCAGCTTAAAATCGGAATGCTGTCCCAGAAAAGCAATGTTTCCGTGGCTGCAAGTACCATTGCGAGTGCGGCTGCGGGTAAATTCAGCGAGGTAAGCTGGTATAGCGTTGGCAGAAACATTGCATCCGGCGTGGCAAGCGGCATCAACAGCAACAGCTACCTCATTAAAAATGCGGCAACCAGCGCGGCAAAAACTGCGTACAATTCCGCGAAACACACGCTGGGCATTCATTCCCCCAGCCGGGTCATGGCGGAGGTCGGACGCTATTACGATGAGGGCTTTGCACAGGGCATCTCCGAGAATGTGAAGGAAGTGACAAAAGCTGCATCCCAAATGGCAATGGAGGGAGCATCCGGCGTATACGCAAAACGTGTGGAAGCGCCTGCCCAAAGTTCCACATCCGATCAGGGGGACAGCAGAATACAGGGAATCCTTGAACGGTATCTTCCGGCTATGCTGGAGGAGCTGCAATCCGGCAGCGGCATTACCGTGAAGGGGCTTGCAAAGGCAATCAGCCCGTACATTGACGATGATCTTGGGCAGACAGAAAGGAGACGCAGACGTGGCAACTGATTTTCCGTACATCGAAACAAATCATTACCATTATGTAACATTCACGTTGGACGATGGAACAGCGTACAACTCCTACGTTGATTTTGGATTGTATCTGGAAACGCCGGTAAAGGTTTCTGCACCGGAGCCAAACACCTATATGGTTGAGATACCGGGACGGAATGGGAGCCTAGACCTGACGGAAAGCGCAATCGGGGGGTTGACGTACAAGGACCGTAAAATCGAATTCCCGTTCCTGTGCCGGAAGCGCCGGACGGAGTGGAACAAAATCTATCACGAGATGCTGAACGCGCTGCACGGGAGACACTGCCAAATCGTTTGCAGTGATGATCCGGAATTCTACTATGAGGGGCGAGTTGTTATCGACAAGTGGAACGACGATGAATACATGGCGTTCCCAAGCGTTACCGCAACGGTGAAACCATTTAAAACAAAAATTGCGGAAACCAGCTATCAAACGAAATTCGGAGCAGATACCGAGGTCCAATCGGAGATACCGGGATCCTTGATGTCGAATGGAGTATCTTACAGCGCGTGGGTACCGGCGTTGTACGGACCCACCAAAGTCAACTGGAGTGCATATGATTCAATTCTCGTGGAAATTACGCTCAGAAGTTTCTTCAAACTATATACGTTTTCGCTCAAGGACAGCAATGGGAAATCCCTTGCTACGACAATCAACAAACCTACACATGTCATAAGAAAAACGTTTACAAAGAGCGAGGTCGAGGCGGCGGGGCTGTCTTGGGACAAGATTTCCAATATAAGATTTTCGGACAGCAGACCGCCCGCGTTTGTTTCTGTGACCGGCTTTTCCACGGTAAACGCAAAAATCACAACCGGACCGTCCAACAAGCCGGTGGTCCCTGTTATTACCTCCACGGTGACTGCTACGGCAACGGTAAACGGAAACTCTTACACTGTAACGACTGGAGGATGGTCCAATGAGAACATTGCCATTCAGGGTGATACCACATTTGCATTCAAGGCGCTGTCCGATTTTACCAGTGAGGACACCGTAACCGTTACCTACAATGAGGGCTGGCTATGAGCAAGACACAGCAGTTATGGACGATCTATGTAAATGGAGACGTACTGGACCACCCGAACCTGTATGACGATGGGTATGTCGTCGAGGACGTTGAGATCGACCTTGCAGTCAACCAGCATGGAGACTGCAAGTTCACGGTACCGGCGGTAAACCCGGCGTATGACGCAATCAAGAAGCTTGGAGCCATTGTTACCGTGTACAACGGTGACAGAGAGGCGTTCCGAGGACGTGTGGCAGAGGTTACACGGGATTTTTACGACAATCTGGAGGTTTACTGCGAGGGGCAATTGGCGTTTTTCTGTGATTCCATGATACAGCCATTTGCGTACAAGGGGACTGTAAAGGACCTACTTTCCTTCATCATCGACACCCACAACGCTATTGTGACGGATGAAAAAAAGTTCGCCCTTGGTACAGTCACAGTGACAGACCCGGATAACAACGGCGTTTTGGTGCGGTCCAGTGATTCAGCGCTTTCCTGCTGGGAGGTGATCTCAAGCAAGCTTATCAACATGCTTGGCGGTTATCTCATGGTACGAAAGTCCGGAGATACGTATTACATCGACTACCTAGCAGAAATCACCACGAAAAGCAGTCAGTCCGTGACGTTCGGGAAAAACATGCTTGATCTTGAGGAATATATCAGCGCTGAGAATGTGGTCACAGTGCTCTACCCGTTTGGCGCTCAAATCGACCAGGACGGAACGAACGAGAACACCTATGACAAATACATGGAGGAACCGGAGGGAGCGGGAATGACACTGTGGCACGGAAACCGTGTTACCGTACGGGACGTGAATTCCGGCAAGATGTATGTGGAGGACACAACTGGAATCAGTCTGTGGGGTAAAATCTGCGGTACGAACGTGTGGGATGATGTGACGCTCCCGAGTAATCTCCTGACAAAGGCGAAAAACTGGCTTGCAAACAGGATCAAGTCAACAACGACCATCACGTTGAGTGCGGTAGACTTGAGCCTTTTGTATGCCGACATGGACGCAATCAACGTGGGGGAAATGGTAACGGTGATATCGAATCCGCACAGTCTGGAACTCAATATGCCGTGTACAAAGGTACACATCGAGCCGGGATCGCCGGATAAGAGCACAGTGACCCTTGGGACCGGCGTGGAATCCCTGACAAAAAGCATCTCGAATATTGGGGGAGGGAAATAAAATGGAACTTGAATTGTCGAACGGACTGACGCATTTCTGGCAGTGGGACACGAACCAAAGCATTACGGTTCCGAACAACATACCGAGAATCGACTTTAAAATCAGCAACGATACTGCGGTTTATGTGGAAGTCGTAAATAACGTGGCTGAAATACCGGACGAATGCTTTCAGAGCGGAGAGGATTTGATACTGTGGGCCTATAAGACGGACCACACCGTTGACGCTGCAAGGGTGCCAGTAGAATACCGGGTGAAACCGGCTGATTACGTCTATACGAAGACAGAGACGCAAATGTGGCACACAATAAGTGACCGCATGAAAGCGATCGAAACGACCCTGGAAACACTCAGTGTACCGGACAATCTTTCCTCAGGCTCCTGGACCCCAACGCTGTCCGGAATGGCGACCTACAGTTATCAAAAGGGAAGGTATTTCCGAATCGGGGATGTCGCAATCGTTTCGTTTGCTGTTTGGGGCACCATGACGGGCAGCAACACCGAACGGATCAAGATCACCGGTTGCCCGTTTACCCCTGCGGATAGCGGCTATGGCGGAGGCTGGCTGTCCGGGTACTATGTATCCGATGATATCGTGTTTTCTGGCTGGACCGCCGACACCGACGGCGGCATTTATGCGTATGGGCAAATTGCCGGAACCGGCAACAAATGGGGACAATCCGCAATCTACCAAAAGACTAATGGCGAATGCGGTGGCGGTGGTACCATCATGTTTAAGGTCAGCAGCTAGGAGGTGTAAGGAATTTGCAAATCGAATTATCGAACGGGCTGAATCACGTCTGGCAGTGGGATAAAGATATCACCGTTACGGTTCCGGAGGGCGTTGATTCTGTGCATTTCCGCTGGGGCAATCGGGCTGTGGAAATCCCAATTGAAAATCAGACGGTGACGATTCCGCCGGAGCTGATGCAGAAAACGAGAAAAATCAGGATGTGGACCTACACGCCGGAGCACACCATGGATATGGCGGACATACCGGTGGAACCGAAGAACAAGCCCGCTGACTACGTTTACACGCCCACGGAGATCAAAACGTGGGAGCAGCTGGATGAGCGTATCAAGGCGCTGGAACAGGGCGGCGGAATCGCTGGTGTATCCAGTGTCAACGGTCAGACCGGCGCTGTGGAGATCACGGCAAAGGGGCTGGGTGCGCTGACGGAGGATGACTTGCAGGGCGCGACCGACAAGGCGCTGGCACAGGCAAAAGCATCCGGGGAGTTTGATGGCCCGCAGGGGCCCAAGGGACCACAGGGTGAGCCTGGACCTCAGGGGCCTGATGGTCCACAGGGTCCCGCCGGAACTGGGTTGGATGTTACGGGTGCCGCTGTGGGTCAGATCGTCAAAATTGCTGCTGTGGATAGTGACGGGGTACCGACAGCGTGGAGCCCGGTGGATATGCCAAGTGGCGGAAGCGGCAGCGAGACGTGGGCACAAATTGGCACTATATCGCTTAGTGAGGCGGTCGTTGACCAGCTGAATTTTGACTACCTCAAAAAAATAAGAATTCTTGTGGTCGCATCAGATAGCGCAGCTACAGAAAGATTTACTGCTAAAACTGATGTTGTGTACAGGACAATAGAGTTAAGTACGTTGCAAGACGGGACGACTAAATGGAAAGCATTTGGTAGCGGGTATAAATTTGGCACAGTAAACCACTCGAACGGTGCGGTAACGTTGATTTTTGTTGATTGTGATCCAGCTATGACATGCTTGGTTGGACCAACGGTAGCTTTGGTGCAAGGGACACCAATGGTCGGCGCCGGAAAACCTCCTTCAACTGGGTATTCTGGCGGTTATGTTAACGGTATCCGCATAAATACAGTCGTTGCAGAAGAAACCGAAAACACTGCGGCTGGAACAATCACAATTTGGGGGGTAAAGGCGTGAAGATAAACGACAATGGCGTCATCCGAGACATGACCGCCGAGGAAATTGCGGCAATGCAGGAATCACAGCTCAACGCGGAGCGCAGCATGGAGCCGTTAACGGACAGTGAAAAAATCGCATTGATACTGGGGACAATCCCAGAGGAGCCGGTGCCGACGATGGAGCCAAAGGTAGGGTACAAATGGAAACCGGTGTACAGCTCGTCCGCCGGTTTTGCGTGGGAGCTGGTGGAAGACCCTGACGCACTAGGCACTGTGACGAATCCACTGCGCTGGACAGAGGGGCGTGAGGTCAAGACAGGGTACCACTATACCGACGGCGTACACCTGTATGTCGCACTGGAGGACGGCGTGCCGACCGGATTTGACGACGAAACATATTTTGCGGAGGTATGAATATGATTGAAATTATGACAAAAACGGACGGGTTTGTTTTTACTGTCGTATTTTGTGCGATGGTGCTCGATTTTATTTCAGGCACCGTCGTTGCTGTGATTCGGCACGAATGGAAATCCAAAATTATGAGGGAAGGCCTGCTGCATAAGTGCTCCTTGCTCCTGTGTGTTGTCCTTGGTGTTGTCCTGGACATGGGGCAGCATTATCTGGAGCTGGGTATCTCCATCCCGGCGTACAAGTGTATCAGCGCTTACATCACGCTCATGGAGGCCGGAAGCGTGATTGAAAATGTGTGCAAGGTTAATCCCGGGCTGGCACCAAAAAAGCTGCGGGCCGTGCTGGGGTTGAGCACAAACGAAGACGATAAGGAGGACAATAATGGCTAAAAACTATACACCTGATATCATGGAAACCATTAAGGCCATGGCCTACGGACAGACCGACGCTGAAATCGTTGCAAACTGCGGCATGGACACTGCGGAGGTGGCACGCATCCGGACGGAGTACGCTGCCGACATTGCGGAGCGGAAAGCCGTGTTGAAGGAGGCCGGTTACAGTGGCTAAAATTATCGGCATTGACGTTTCCGAGCACAATGGCTCCATCAACTGGGCGGCGGTTAAAAAGGCGGGAGTAAGCTTCGCCTTTGTCCGCACGGGCTATGGAGTATCCCATGTGGACAACTATTTCAAACGCAACATGGAGGGCGCTCTTGCCCAGGGCATCCCCGTGGGCATCTACCATTTTTCTTACGCCCTGAACGCCGCCGGGGCCAAAGCAGAAGCGGAATACGTCCTCAAGCTGATCCAGCCGTACAAGGACAAGATCACCCTCCCGGTGTTCTACGATTTTGAGTATGACACCGTCTCCTACGCCAAAAAGCAGGGTGTCACTCTGGACAGGGAGGCATTTAACGCTCACACTGTGGCATTCTGTGAGACGATCAAGGCGGCTGGCTATACGCCCGGTACATACTACAACCTGGACTATCTGCGCCGGTATGTGGACATTAACCGGGTGGGTGGATACGTCCAGTGGTATGCTCAGTATGCCAGCACAGCGTCTGCGGCTGGCTGGGCAATCTGGCAGTACAGCAGTTCCTACACCATCCCCGGATGCTCTGGGCGGTTTGACGTCAATGTACTGGGTGACGCAAGCCTGCTGACTGGTAGCACAGGCAAATACACCATCGGCTGGCACAAGGACAGCAAGGGCTGGTGGTATGCCAACAGCACCACCACCTATTACCGGGACCGGTGGGCAAAGATCAACGGAAAGTGGTACAGCTTTGACAAGGAGGGCTATATGCTGGAAAATGCGTGGAAGGTTGAGGCAGGCGGCGACACCTACTATCTGGGTGCGGACGGTGATATGCAGACCAATATGGTTGTGGGGCTTGGCAGTGATGGCAGGCTCCAGCCGATTGAGCGGTATTATCACCTGATCTCCGAGCTGCCGGACTATTACCGCACTGAGGTTGATAAGCTGGTGGCATCTGGCAAGCTCAAGGGCAAAGCCGGAGAAGGGGAAGAGCTGGTGCTGGATATGCCGGAGAGCACCGTAAGGGTTATGATTATCGCGAATCGGTAATTGGAGGTGACGGGGATGCAGATCAGAGACTACACCATTCCGGAACTGGAGCATTTCCGCGCAACCTGCAATTTTACCGGACCAGAGCGCAGGTTTTTTGACCTGCGTGCCTCTGGGGAAACGTTGGAATCCTGCGGGGAGATCATGGACTACTCGCCGGGTGGAATCCGGCATTTGTCTGGCAAAGTCCGGAGAAAAATGAATCGGGTATGAAAAAATCCCCCACCTTTAAGAGCGTTGACATAGGAAAACAGGAAGAAACCCAGTAAAATCAACGCTTTTA